TACAATGTGTTGACGAAAGGCGTGTGCTTGTGCCTGTATTGCAGGGTTTGCAGAATCACTAATAGATATTATTTTATTAGCGCATCTCTCTGCAATTTCCTCTGGTGTGAATCCCCGGTTCTGAGTGGTGTGTACTTCCACCTTGAAGTCAGGGTTCATGTCTAGTTCTAATGCTGGGAAACTCATTGTTTCGGCCTCACTAGCATACCAGTGCGATAATCATCGGTTACTTCTTTGTTTTCACCCAACATTTTCATGCCGGTCATCGCTTCTGTAAATCTTTTTTCATACGCAGCCATTATATCCTGTTCACCCTTCATATAGATATATGCTTCAATTAAACTGCCATAAAGCATAGCCATCTGGGCGTTCTCACTAAGCCACGTTGTTCCAGAACCTGCTCCAGCAGTTAAACTTGCCGGTCTATAGAAGTAATGTAACTCCACAGCCCTTGCTGCATCGGGAGTAGGACCGATAATAAAATTATCAACGTCAAATACCGCATAAAAACGCGGATCGCCGGTTGTTGCAGGGTTTGGGTTGAACGATTGTACAAAATCGGTGTCCTTAAACTCCAAAAATACTTTGTTGCTGTTTGCGTCCGTAAAAGAAAGCGAAAAAGGTGCCAAAAAGTCACTCGGACAGGCTAAAAATTGATTTGCCTGCGTCATATTGCCACTGACGTTCTTCCTGAACAGGCTCAACTGCACGTTTTTAAGGATTCGCTCCTCTGCCTGACGTATAAATACTGGCAGATTGTTCACAAAGGACGTTTCGTCGTTCTCTGCGTAATCTTGAATCGCCGTTTTTAGCTGGTCATAGGTAAAACTCATGGCGTCACCACCGATACTGTGCCCACCGCACCCTGCAAAGCCGGGGTATTTTCTAGTTCTGACGGCATTTCTGCCGTTCCGCCGGTACTCCAGTTGCCGTTACCCAAATACACAATTCCGTTCGTAGTAACCACCAAAAACGCGCTTGTCGGGTTGTCCGGCTGCGGTCTTGCGTTCTGCAAAGCCTGCGGATCAACTACTTTTCTAAAAGGACCTAGTTGCGGATGCTTCGGCTCATACTCATCTGGACCCACAAGCAAGCCGTTCCACTCTTTTTTCATCAATTTGTATTGATAACGAAAACCAGAGCGGTCGGATATTGCGTATGAGTTTTTACCAGATGCAAACTTTGCCATTAGCCCGTCCTATAGTATTCATACTTAGGTACGAAGTTAAACGACGAACGATCACGATCTTCCGTTGCAGCGCGGTCAAACTCTTCTTCATACATGGCCTTGAGCATCTGAACCCGGTTGGGGGCTCTCTTCAAAGCAATGTAATAGGCCAGCCCCGCCGCCAAACACGGATAAAACCTAAAAGGCATATCCAGCGTGTTGGTGTAAATGTCCGCATCGTCCATGCGTGTCAACGCATTGTAGTAAACAACATCGGTGCTGTTTTCTGGTACAGGCCACAACTTCAAATTAGGCGTTAGTTGACGATCCAAGAAAAACTGGTTCGGCCTGCTTTGTGTCGTTTTTGTCGGAATTGTCAGATACTCGTCTCGACTTAGACGCTCCAACGAATAATCCGTTCCGTCTCTACGCACAACAACAGACAAAATGTCAATAATATCCGCATTAAGCGCATATTCGCCTGTTCCTTGGGTTAAAGCCTGCGTCCGCTCTTTGATTGTCCACTGGTTTAGCCCGCGGTTAGCCCAATCTGCCAGCAAAAGATTAAGCGAACGTTTAGCGGTTTTGAGGTCGTAACCAGTACGCACCTCAAGACCGCATCGCTCGAACGCTTCTTCGACGTATTCTGCTACGTCTAGTTCAAAATCTTTGCTGTTAGATAAAGTCATTACGCCTTAACCAGTTTGTAACCCTTGTCTTTAGCCATCTTTCGTATCGTAGCCAAATCGGTGCCGCCTTTTTTCATCCGCTGTGGCTTCATTGCCATACCGGCTCTACCACCACCCTCCATTTTTTTGACACCACCAGCGCCACGCATTTTTTTAGGTTTCATCGCCATTTTTCAGTCTCCTGTAAAGTTGCTCACGTTGTTTGTAAATGTAAGACACATTGTACTCACCATCATAACTATCATAATATCCTTTTTTGTCCAACTTGTCTGCTGCTTCTTGTAGCTTCGACAAACGCTGTACGAATATCATGCAGTATTCGGTCTCTTCTTCGTAGTCAAACTCAATATCTTGTACAAAATCACTGGGTTCGTCATCCGAATGAAACCCCATGACCCAAACATCTTTGTCAATAAACATGCCATTAGCTATAGCTTCGTTGATCGACTCAAAGTATTCGTGGAAATCTTCTGGGATTTTATTGTTGCACAGGTCAATTATGATGGCTAAATCAAAATTGTCGTCAAATTGCGATATGCAAGAATATAAGGCTTGATACGAATCGTCGTATTTAAAAAGAATAGCGACCTTCTCGTCCATAAAGGCTTTTCGCGCATACGGACAAGGCGGTAAATTATTAAAGTAAGGACTGGGCTGTTCTAACGCAGTTTCAGACCATTGCATAATCTCTTTTACAATGGCTTTTTCTGTAGGCTGGTCATAGAAAGCTAAGTTCATGATTGTGTCACCGAGCCTTTCGTGCGCTTTCGCCTGTTGTTCATGACCATACCGCAGCCTCTGGCTATGGCGCTTCCGGGTTTAGTTTTACCCCGAAAGGGTCTTTTGGGCTTGGTTTCTACAACGCCGCCCGTGGCCATCTTTTTTACTTTGGCCGCTTTAGTGTTCGAAACAACTTGCTTTCCTTTAGAGCCTTCACGCTTTTTTCTACGAGCAGTCGAAGCTCTTTCAGACTTACTGAGACTCTGTGCTTTAGATCGTGGAAGGCATCGGTCAGGGTTCTTTTTATTTTTAGAAGTGCCGCATTTGCCTGCGATGTTACCTTGGCTATCAATTCTGACCCAATCTTCATCAACCCAATCCTGTAGCTTTCCCATTACTTACCCTTCCTTTTGCCACCTTTTGACTTTTTGGCATAATTAGGGTCTTTGCAATACTTAGAAGCAGCAAGATTGGCGTAAGCAGAGGGGTATGTGTCAAAAGTTCTTTTTGCCCACGCTTTACCTTCGGGGCAAATCTTACTCCCTTTTGATTTTTTTGAAACCTTACCGCCCTTGCGCATGTAAGTAACGTCAGGGCATTTTGTTTTTTTAGGTCCGGTTCTAACCACTGATCCCATACGTTCACCCCAGAAATTTCTGCACAAACGGCGCAATTAAAATCAACACCGCAAGCGCCCATAACTTTACATCCAACGCTTTTAGGCTGCTTTTATGATCGTCCAGACGTTCTTCTATCCTTTGGTATCGGAGATTACATTCGGCCTCGTGTTTTTCTAACTTGGCTAAAACTTCTTCCACCTTCATTGCACCCTCACCACGCCTTACAGGACCAATATCTGGCGCTGAACTTGTCTTTTGCCGTATCACAATTGTGGCGGGCACGGAAGTTTTTACGTCTACCCGGCTGGTCTTTTTTAATAGACATTTTAGGGTCTCCAAATCTTACCAGCTTGATTTCATTGCCTTTTTTGGCAAGAACCGCGCTTTTTTTCGTTTTACCCGGTGTCCGTTTCGGTTTGTTGTAGCCCGAAAAAGTTTCTCCTCTATACTTGATCCTTCCGGACGGTAAACGAGTCGCATCTTTTGTCGTAGCCATAATAAAACCTTAGCTATGAAACACCGTTACAGAAGTACACGCAGTAAACAACGAAATATAGATGTCTGACACCCTAATCCCCTCATCAGGAATGTTTACAGAGTGTGTATCAGAAGCATCTAAGTCCATGTCAAGCACGGTCGATCCACCATTACCATCTGTAATAGTAAGTCGCGGTGATCCCGTAGTTGTCTTGATTTGAACCTGTCGAATACGTGCGGGACCAACACCGGCAGAGCCGGTGGCAGTCAAACGAATCGCTCTTACATCAGAACCAGCCATGTTTACCTCCTATTACGCGAGGTTGTTGTTTTGCTGGTACAAGATAGTAAAACGTACTTCTCCAGCATTTGTTGCCGCAGAAGCCGTAACGGTCAAACGAATGTCCGCAGTTCCTGTGTCTTCCCACGCTAAGGTGCCGCCAGCTTCCGTAGTCGGATACTTACGACCCGCGGTGGTTCCGCTTGCAAAAGTGTTTAGAATGGTGGCTGCACCGCCTACCGTATCACCAACACTCAAGTTGGTAGAGGCGTTTGCTGCGGTGATTACATCAATCACACAATCAATAATTTGTGAGTTTGCTGGAATAACAACATTCGTAACTTGAGCCGCTACCGCACCGCCAGAAAGATCGACGGCAAAAGTCTGCGCCATTACGACTTGACCAGTGTTTTTGATGTTTGTACCGAGGGAAGTACCCGTGGTTGCTTTGATGGTTCCAGCTTTAATAGGGCCGGAAAAAGTTGTAGTACCCATATGTATCTCCTGTCGTGGGTTATGTCAGCCGTACCATACGGCTGTCAGGGATATTGACAGGATACATTATTACCGAAAAAAAAGAAAGGGGCAACTTTCGTTACCCCTTCCAAGTCTAAAGGGAGGAATCAGTATGAAACTGGCAACCCCTTTATAGCACAGTTTACGCTCCGGGTGTACCGAAAACTGAACGCCAGTCCGATACTCCGAAAGAGTAACGTTCTCTAGCCTTGAAGCGCATGTTGCCGGTGTCAAAGTCACCTTCCATTGCCGTTTTAATTGGCGAACGGTTGAAGAATTTGAAGCCGTTAGGCGCATCAGTCTTGATGAAGTATGCGTCTGAGTCAGTCAGGAAGTGGTTAACCACCGCTCCATCCGGAATCATACCCATATTCTTCATGGCGTTGTTGTCGTTGTCAGCAGTGCCCGAACGCAGGTTTGAGTTCAAAACTCGTTCTGCGATGAACTGAAGCTCTTTAGGAATAATAAGCTTCATGCCGCGTACAGCGATTTTCAGACCACGCTCATCAGTAAGACCAGCAATCTCAATCAGCATCTGCTCAAGCGAAGTTTCGTTGAGGTCAGCCGCTGTGGCGAGAAGGTTGCTCTGGTTACCAGACAAGCTTGGGTGCGCGTTTGAACACAGTGCTGCACCGTCACCAATTGCAGAAGCACCCGCTGTGAACGCATTGTTCAGGATAGCGGCAGCTTTGATCTGCTTGGTTTGAGCCATTGAACGAGCCAATGCCTTGGTGTAGCGCGATGCAAGACGATCATACAGATTGTCTTCAATTGCTTCCTCAGTGATTGAGAATGCCAGCGCAATGGTTTCGTGTGTGTAACGAGCAGTGTATGTCTCTTGTGCATCGTCAAAGCTGATGGCAGTGCCTTCGCCTTTAACAGGTGCAGTTGAGAAACCACCAAGCATAACTTCCTCTTCAAAGG